AATGTTTTTGACAAAACAGACAAACCAAAAAGGAAATCGTGGAACGTATTCGGACTAAATGGCTGATATTTTTTTACACACCTTTTAATCCTCCTTGGTATACCAAATGGCGTAAGAAAGGCTTTACGCATGTAGGAGCTATGACCTTTAATGCAGAACATAAATGTTGGGTAATGGTAGAAGGATTATATGGAAGTCTAAATGTAGAAATATTATCAAATAATGATGCTAATAAAGTTTTAAGTTATGTCAAAAGATTACATGGCATGGTTATTCAAGGAGAAGAAAAAGATACACCTAACTTTAGAGGAGAATGGTGGGTGAAAGAACATAGTTGCGTATCTTATATGCAACGACTGTTAGGATTGCGTAAATTTTTCTTATTTACACCATATCAGCTATTTTGTGCGTTGCGAAAGATAGGATTTACTATTTTTGTAGACGCAACAATTAACAAAGGAAGTTCTATGCCCAAAGTTGGTAAAAAAATGTTTTCATATGGTTCTAAAGGAATGGCAAAAGCAAAAGCTGAAGCTAAAAAATCTGGTAAAAAAGTTACTATGACTAAGAAAACAAAGAAAAAGTAATGGCTAAAAAAGGATTGTACGCAAACATTCATGCTAAACGTAAAAGAATTGCGTCTGGTAGTAATGAAAAAATGAGAAAAGCTGGGAGCAAAGGAGCTCCCACTTCTGCAAATTTTAAAAGAGCTGCTAAAACAGCAAAAAAATAATGGGCATTTTAAAAAGACCTAAATATCAAGAAACAGAAACTGACAAAATGATTAAACGTCAGATAGCTGAAGAAGAAAAAGAACGTGTAAAAAAAGAAGAAGCACGAACTGAACGCAAAAAACGTATAGCTAAAGGAATGGTAGGTACACGTTCAATGTTTTCTAAAGCTGGTGGTCAGGGGTTTTATGATGATGATGGGAATATGTTATCTTAATGGGAAATAAAAATTCAACAAATTCTCGTGCTGGTGCTGGAGATCGTTCTAACAATAGAGCTCAAGAAGGCAGTAATGAAGTACAAAGCAAAATTGATAGACAGCGTTATGGTGCTGGTGTTGCTTATAGTTCAGGTAAGATAACAAAAAAAAAATTAGATAAAACAGAAATGTATGGTGGAAATGCCTCTAAATATACAAATCAATTTATAGCTAAACAACCAGCTAGTTCAGGATTATATGCAACAACAAAAGATGGCAAAATGATGAGAACCAGTAATGGTAATCCTATTTTAACAACAAAAGGATATAATTTAAAATATGGAAGTACTGGAGCTATGGGAATAGGTGATAAAAATTCTATCATGGGTAGTGTTCGTATTTCTGAAGCTATGTTTGAATCACAAAAAAAAACAAAAGCTATTATGCTTGGTGGTTTATCTATTTTTGCTGGGCCAGTTGTTGGTACAGTAATGAGAATGGGAGCGGCTGATGCTCTTAATTCTAATTATCAAGATTATCAAAAAAGTTTTAGTGCAAATATGAGTTCAAATAAATTTGATTCACCATCTGCACAAACTACTGAAACAGCAAACAAAGCTATGGGTACTACAGAAAATAACACAAGTACAAAAACAAAAACAAAATCTAAAACAACAAAATCAACAACTAAATATTTAGCTGGTCAAGGAATGGATGTTTCAACTAAAAAAAGATTCTTTTTAGGAGAAAATAGATAATGGCTTATACTGATACAGATGTTTCACCAAATGTTGGTACTGATAAAAAAGTTGAAGATTTTTTAAGACGTTACAAAGATGCTGATAGTTTAAAAGCACAATGGAAAGATAAATTTGAAGAAGCATATGAATATTGTTTACCACAAAGAGAATCTTTCTATGATGAAAGTGCTGGTCAAAAACGTACAGATAAAATTTTTGATGAAACAGCAGTAGTAGGTATACAAGAATTTGCTAGTCGATTACAAGCTGGTATAGTTCCTACGTTTGCAAGATGGGCAAACTTTGAAGCTGGTGTAGAAATACCTGAAGGTAATAAAGAAGAAGTTAATGCGTCCTTAGATGAAATTACACAATATATATTTGAGATAATTGGTAACAGTAATTTTAACTCAGAAGTGCATGAAGCCTTTATGGATTTAGCAGTTGGTACTGGTTGTATGTTAGTAGAAGAAGGTGATGCTGTAAATCCTATTAAATTTTCTGCTATCCCTTTACCACATTTAATTTTAGATAATGGGCCTAACAATAAAATTGATACAGTTTTTCGTAAACGCCAATGTAAATTAAATGAAATTAAAGTTATGTATCCTAAAGCAGAGATACCAGCAGAAGTAATGCAAACAATGGATGAAAATAAAAAATGTACATTAATTGATGGTGTGTATCAAGATTACAGCGAACCTAATGTAGAAAAATATAAACATTGTGTTATTTTATTAGATAAAAAAATAATTATTTTTGAAGAAATTTTTGAAGGCATAGGTTCAAATCCGTATGTTTGTTTTCGTTGGAATAAAGCATCTGGCGAAGTGTATGGCAGAGGCCCAATCTTTAATGCTATGTCAGCAATTAAAACAACAAATTTAACTATTCAATTAATTTTAGAAAATGCACAGATGTCAATATCTGGTATTTATCAAATAGAAGATGATGGAATTGTTAACCCTGACAACATACAACTTGTTCCCGGAAGTTTAATTCCAATCGCACCAAACTCAAGAGGATTACAACCTATTAATTCTGCTGGAAGATTTGATGTTGCTCAGTTGGTATTAGAAGATATGAGAGCTAACATTAAAAAAGCATTATATATGGAAACACTCGGTAGACCAGAAGGTACACCAATGACTGCAACAGAAGTAGCAGAACGTATGGCTGATTTATCAAGACAAATTGGTTCATCATTCGGTAGACTACAATCAGAATTTGTTATTCCTGTTTTACGCAGAGTTATACGATTATTAAAAGAACAAGGTAGGATAGAATTACCTATAGTAAATGGTAGAGAAGTAAAAATTCAAGCTGTATCCCCATTAGCAAGATCACAATATCAACAAGATATAAGTGACATAAATAGATTTCATGAAATTATCGCTACAACGTTTGGCCCTCAAGTGCTTAATCTTATTGTTAAGCAAGATGAGGTAGCAAGACATATTGGTAAATTGATGAATATTCCTGAAAAATTATTACGTGATTCTCAGGAACAACAAGAACTAGCCCAAGAAATGCAATCTATGGCACAACAAGGACAACTAGAAGGAGAAGGAAATGACGTCATGGGAAACCCTCAAGGACAACAAGGCCCAGTCTAAACCAGTCAATTCTATTGATGGTTATACAAGATCACCAGAAACAGAAAAAAAATTAAATCAAATATTTGGTTCAGTTTTTAAAGGTGATGATGGGAAACAAGTATTATCATATTTACGATCTATAACTACAGAAGCTGTAGCTGGCCCAAATATGTCTACTAATGAATTATTTCATTTAGAAGGAAGAAGATTTTTATTAGCAATTATTCAATCAAGAATTAATGCAAATTTACAGGAGAAAAAATAAATGAGTGAAGAAGATAATAAACAGGAAACAACAACAGAAGAATCATCCAAGCCAGAATACATATCCGATAAATTTTGGGATACTGACAGGGGAGAGGTAAATGTTGAATCGCTAAGTACATCATATAATTCTTTAGAAAAAAAACTAGGACAGCGTACAGATGAATTAACTAAACAGATACGCACAGATATGGAACAAGAACGTAGTGCAAAAGTTCCTGAAAAATATGAAATAAAAATGCCTGATTTACCAGAAGATATAGATATGGAAGTACATGAAGATCAACCTTTATTACAATGGTGGTCTGAAACTGCTAAATCTATGGGTTTATCACAAGATCAATTTAATGATGGTATTAATCAATTTGTACAAAATGAAGTAAGTGGATTACCTAATATAGAAGCTGAAACGCAATTATTAGGTGATAATGCTAAAGATAGAATTGAATCTGCTGATTTATGGGCAAAAAAACATTTATCAGAAAATGCGTATAGTACAGTTGCTAAATTATCTTCAACAGCAGAAGGTGTAAAAGCATTAGAAGAAATAATGGCACTTAATAAATCTAGTGTTATGCCTAGTTCTCCAACAGCAGTAGATAGTAAACCTTCGTTAGGTGATTTACGTTCTATGATGAAAGACCCTAAGTATTGGAAAGATGGAGAAAAAGACCCAGCTTATATAAGCCGTGTTACTAAATTATTTGAACAAGTATGATTGAATTTGGTAGAAAACATAACTTAGTTTTAGTTATATGGCGTGATACTAGAGAAGTTGATTCAGGTACATGGCATGATATGGCAGAAGTTGTTAAAACAGCATCTTCTGTTATTCATAGTGTTGGTTGGGTTGTACAAGAAACAGATGTTGATTTAAAAATATCAGCAGATCAACCAGCAGATATAGGTGATACCGAAGTAGGGCGTACAACTATTATTCCTCGTGGATGTATTGAAGAAATAATAAATGTGCGTTGCGAAAAAGATGATGATTAGTCATTAATCACCTCAAGACCTTTAGAGTACGCAAATTGCCCATTAAGGATAACTTTTTAGCAAACTTAAAAGACAATCGGTTAACCTTAACTAATGGAGAAATAAAATGGCTAGTACTATAACTAACGCCTTTATTACTCAGTTTGAATCAGAAGTACACATGGCGTATCAA